CGAGGTGGCACCCTCGTCGTCAACAGCGCAATACGAAAATCCAAATACCAACAAGCCACTGAAATAGGAGACGCACTGTTATGAGCGCGAACGAAACCCAGGTGGGGGGTGACCACTACAAGATGGCATACGAAACGTGGGATGTGATCCACGCATGGGGGCTGGGATATTTTGACGGCAACGCTGTAAAGTACCTGTCCCGCTGGCGCAAGAAGGGCGGCATGCAAGATCTACACAAAGCCCGCCACTACATCGACAAGCTCATCGAGCTGGAGGAACAAAAAGGTGGCTGACCTTCCGGGGATATCCTGTTACTGCAGTACCTACGGGAGGCCGACTGCCCTGATCGAGAACGCCATCTGGTGCTTTCTTCAGCAGGACTACGCTGGGCCGAAAGAGCTGGTGATCCTGAATGACTTTGAGCAGCAGGAGCTGATATTCGACCACCCCGAAGTACGCATAGTGAACCACGCACAGCGCATCAAGCCGCTGGGTAAGAAGTTCAACTACAACGTGTCACTGTGCAAGTACCCACTGCTGGCGGTGTGGGAAGACGACGACATCTTCTTGAAGCACCGGCTGAGTTACAGCTACGCCCATATGCGGGACGGTGTGTTCCATTCAAACGATGCGTTCATCGAGCACGCCCCGTGCGAGTTGGGTGTCATGCGTAATCTTTTCCACAGCCAACATCTGTTCACCAAGGAGCTGTTCACCCGCGTGGGTGGGTATGCAGAGGCTGACCGGGGGTCCATCGATGTGACCCTGATGGACGCACTGCGTAAGGAGGTCGGGGAGTACTCGCAAGATGTGCCCATCGATGACCTGTTCTATGTGTATGTCTGGAGCGGGGCCAACTCCTTCCACGGCAGCGGTATGGGCGCAGACAACGAGGCAGTGTCTGACAGCGCCGCCGAGTACGTTGTCCGACAGGTGAAAGAAGGTCGGGTGCAGGCGGGCAAGGTATACCTGCAGCCGAAGCCCAGGTACGACGTGTATGAGTACCTCCCCACGAGCAAGGCGCTGTTCCGCCCAGGTAACGTGCGGGTGGCGTATGGGTTGCCGGATGGGCGGAGCGAGGACGTAACTGCCCGGGTTGCCCGACTGTGCACAGTCTCATCAGGGGTGTGGTCCGTGCCCAGCGACGACGTGTCTCGGGCTGCGATACTGGGCGACCCTGCGCCGAACTACGTAAAACAAGTACGTATACAAGTAGTACCCGCCCCGGGGGAGACCGCATCGCTGCCGACGGTAGTGCCGTCCGGGGAGACAGTGAACTTCACGTTCACGCAAGGACAGCTATCGTTCGCGTACCCCACTGTAGGTACGCACCCAAAGATATTCATAAACATCGCCTCGTACCGGGATGACCACGAGCTGTGGGCCACGGTGAAGGACGCGGTGCGTAAAGCCGAGCACCCTGAGCGGCTGCGGTTTGCAGTGGTGGATCAGACCGCCGCGCCTGTCAATGAAGCCACGTTGGCGCAGGTTGCGCCCGCACAGATCGAGTACCTATATGTAGACTACAGGTTCAGCCGAGGGCCATGCTGGGCGCGGGCACTGGGGTACACGCTGTTGTACGAAGAAGATTACGTGCTGCAGGTTGACTCGCACTCACGGTTCGACAACAACTGGGACACGTGGTTTATCACCACGGTAAAACGATTGCAGGGTAAATCCCCCAAGCCGTATGTAGGCATGATGCCTTATGGGTTTACGTACGAGGGTGGGGTGGAGAAGCTGGACCGCAGCGGTGGGGTTACGCTGAACCTGTTGCCGAACGAGGGGCCGATAACTGCCCTGGCGAACGGGTACACAGGGATGATCTGCGACCACTCCGAGGACATCGAAGGAAGCCACGTCTCCGCAGGGTGCGTGTTCGCGCCAGCGGATTTGTTCAGGCAGGTGCTGGTTGACCCGGGGTTGTACTTCAACGGTGAGGAGCACAACTTCACGGTGCGTGCGTTCACGCATGGGTGGGACTTGTTCTTTGTCGCTGGGCAACCGGTGTTTCACCTATTCAACAACTCGCAGCAGTCGGTACGCTCCCCACACTGGAACGAGGAAGATGACCGGCAACGCAAGATCCGCTGGTGGCAATACGACCAACGCTCAAACGAGCGGCAGAAGAGACTGCTGGTTGACCCTGCAAGTCTGGGTGCCTACGGACTAGGCAGTGCACGTTCCCTGGCAGATTACGCGACCAAGTTTGGCGTGGACTATCCGAACATGGTGGTGCACGCGGGGTTTGGACACAAGAAACAAAACGAACCGGAGAAAGAGCAGCATGGACCTGATAACAATCGACTTTGAAACGTACTACGACCGAGAGTTCAGCCTAACTAAACTCACAACCGAAGAGTACGTACGTGATGAACGGTTTGAGGTTATTGGCGTCGGGATAAAAGTCAATAATGGTGTAGTGGAGTGGGCAAGTGGGACTGAATCTCAACTCAAAGACTGGCTACTCCAGTTTGACTGGAAAAACTCTATGGCGTTGGCTCATAACGCTATGTTTGATGGGGCCATTCTGGCTTGGCGGTTTGGTATTGTGCCTGCTCTATGGCTTGACACTCTGTGTATGGGGCGTGCTCTGCATGGGGTGGAGGTCAGCAACTCGTTGGCGTCCCTGGCTGCGCGGGAGAAGGTAGGTTACAAGGGTGTGGAGGTGCTGAACGTAGTCGGTATGCGGCGGGAGGACTTCTCGCAGGAGCGACTTGCCCGCTACGGGGACTACTGCATCACCGACGTGGAGCTTACGTATCTGATATTCCAGAAGTTCATACCGCAGTTCCCCAAGAAAGAACTCAAGCTGATCGACACCACCTTGCGGATGTTCATCGAGCCGACCCTGGAGCTGGACAAGAACCTACTCGCAGAGCACCTACAAATAATTCAGGAGCAGAAGTCCAAGCTGCTGACCGACAGCGGTGTGACCTCCGAAGACTTGATGAGTAACCCCAAGTTCGCCGAGGTGCTGACGAATCTGGGCGTGACGCCACCGATGAAGACGAGCCCGACCACGGGTAAAGAAACCTACGCGTTCGCCAAGAACGACGAGGAGTTCATCGCGTTGATTCATCACCCCGACTGGCGCGTTCAGGGTCTGGTCGCGGCGAGGCTTGGGTTGAAATCCACGCTAGAAGAAACACGTACGCAACGGTTCATGGAGATCGCCGAGCGCGGCGCGTTGCCGGTGCCGATCAAGTACTACGCTGCGCACACGGGTCGATTCGGCGGGGACGACAAGATCAACCTGCAGAACCTGCCGAGCCGAGGCGCTAACGCTAACAAGCTCAAGCAAGCTATCCTCGCTCCGCAAGGGTACAGCATCATCGACTCTGACTCATCACAGATTGAAGCACGGGTGCTGGCATGGCTGGCTGGGCAGGAAGACTTGGTGCAGGCATTCGCAGAGCAGAAAGATGTCTATAAGAAGATGGCATCAGCTATCTACGACAAACCTGAAGACCAGATCACCAAGTCCGAGCGGTTCGTGGGGAAGACCACCATTCTCGGCGCGGGCTACGGTATGGGCGCGGTGAAGTTCCAAGCGCAGCTAAAGACGTTTGGTGTATCCGTTGAGTTGGATGAGGCACGACGCATCATTGACATCTACCGGAAGTCGAACTTTGCGATCACCGCTTTGTGGAGGCAAGCTCAACTTGTTTTGGTGGCAATGTCCCGAGACGAACCCGCTCCACTGGGCCGAGCCGGTGTGCTGTCGGTGGTGCCGAAAGACAGGGCAATCCTGTTGCCGAGCAAGCTGATGCTGCGGTACGATGACCTGAAGGTACACGAGGGTGAGAAGGGGTTTGAGTTCACCTACAAGACCCGCAAAGGGCGCACGCGCATCTATGGTGGGAAGGTGATCGAGAACGTCTGCCAAGCCATCGCCCGGTGCATCATCGGAGAGCAGATGATGCGTATATCTATGAAGTACAAAGTTGTGCTGACCGTGCATGACGCCATCGCTTGCATATGCAAGGACGAGGAAGTCAAAGAAGCCCAAGCATACGTAGAAGAATGTATGCGGTGGGTCCCCAAATGGGCGGCTGGACTGCCGCTTAACTGTGAGAGCGGAGTTGGAAAAAGTTATGGTGACTGCTGAAATTGTTGACTACGCCTACCCGTGCATGATGGCGGAGAGAGCACTCAGGGATCTACACCAAGCCATGCTGCGTAACGACTACGACGAGGCGCTGGAGCATGCACTGACTGCGATGGCAGAGGCAAAGCTGGCTTACAACGCTATTCGCTACGCAAAAGGAACTGACAAGTGACTACCACTCGTTGGTCATACAGCAGCCTCAAGCTATTTGAGCAGTGCCCCAGAAAGTATTACCACGTACGGGTAGTCAAGGATTTTCAGGAGCCCGAGTCCGAGGCGATGCTGTATGGCACGCGGTTCCATGAGGCAGCGGAGTTCTACATCAAGGACAACACGCCGCTGCCCGCGTACTTCACGTTCGTCAAGGGGGCGCTGGACAACATCCGGCAAATCAAGGGCGAGAAGCTGTGCGAGTACGAGATGGGTGTCACCGAAGACCTGCAGCCATGTGCGTTCAACGACCCGAACGTCTGGTTCCGTGGGATTGCCGACCTGTTGATCCTAGACCGTGAGGCCGGTGAAGCCCGCATCATTGACTACAAGACCGGCAAGTCCGCGAAGTATGCGGACCCGGATCAACTGGAGTTGATGGCGCTGTGTGTGTTCAAGCACTTCCCCGAGATCAAGAAGGTGCGTTCTGGCCTGTTGTTCGTGGTGTGTAACGCGTTCGTGAAAAGCAAGTGTGACTCAGCACAACAAGATGTGTTGTGGAAGAAGTGGGTAGACAAGCACGACAAGCTAAAATTTGCTATCGCACATGACGTATGGAATCCAAAACCCAGCGGACTGTGCCGAAAGCATTGCGTGGTGACGTCATGCCCACACAACGGAAGGAACTGACATGAGCCTGACTCCTGATTATTTCTATCGTGGTTCGTCACTCTGCCGCATCTGCGATAAGCAGATGGGTGTCAACGACACGGGTGTAACCTACCACACGTACTCCAAGACGCAAGGTGACCTCATGTTCTGTGCGCCATGCGCGATGAAACTTATTGCCTCTGCCGTACAAGATCTTTGCAGGGTAGATGGTCATCTGAGCCTTGCCGAGTACAACAAGTTCAAAACCCCGCAACCTAGCTTACGCCGACACGCCGCCGCGTTTGACGCTATGGCGACCCACCTAAGGCAGTGGGCGTCAGCATATGACCTTGAACGGCAGCACCTGCCGGGGGTTGTGTTCGAACAACCGCAGGAGTGATCATGCCCTACACCAAGTCCCCCCGCCCGTACAAGCATGAGTACGAGATGCAGCAGCAGCGTGGTGAACACGACGACCGCATGGAGCGACAGCGTGCGCGTCGGACTCTGGACAAGAAGGGTGTGAACCGTAAGGGTAAAGATGTTTCCCACGTGAAGGCTCTGGCACGGGGCGGCACCAACTCAGATGGATACAAGTTGGAATCCCCTGCGGTAAACCGTAGCAGGAACTTGCATAAAAAAGGGGAAAAATCCGGTTGACTTCGTGGCGCGACAGCGCTACATTGATCTTGTCTCTCTCGTAGAGACCCCTGTAAGGTGGGGGTGGGGGTGGCTCAGTGGCCAGTTAACTACACCAGTCGGCACGGGGAATCCTTTCTCCCCCCGGGAACCGACAACGCAGACGGCAGAACAGCTAACCCTGTTCTGCCTGTTTTGCCATTACAACGAGACGACACACCATGCAAATCATTGATAACAAAGCACTGCTTTTGACACTGCGTGATCCGACCAAGGTCACCTCGGTCATACCCAAGAGCAAACTGGTTGGCGCTAATCAGGTGGCCGTGCACTGGGGGCTGGACGAGACGCAGGTGCTGAAGAACCTGAAGATCAAGAACGTCCCTTCCCCCATCTACAAAGAATACAACTGGCCTGGGCTGCACGCCCCGTTCGAACACCAGAAGACAACGGCAGCGTTCCTGACACTGAACAAGCGGGCGTTCTGCCTCAACGAGCAGGGCACCGGCAAGACCGGCAGCGTCATCTGGGCTGCGGACTACTTGATGCGTAAGGGGCGCGTGCGGCGCGTCCTCGTGGTGTGCCCGCTGTCGATCATGGATTCGGCGTGGCGCTCGGACCTGTTCAAGTTCGCAATGCACAGGTCTGTAGATGTGGCCTACGGGTCAGCGATCAAACGCAAGGAAGTTATAGCAAGCCAAGCCGAGTTCGTGATCGTCAACTTCGATGGGTTGGAGATCATTGCCGAGGACGTTGCAGCAGGCGGGTTCGACCTTGTGGTTATCGACGAAGCCAACGCATACAAGAACGTGCAGACCAGACGGTGGAAGGTGCTGAACCAACTACTCAAAGCAGACACATGGCTGTGGATGTTGACCGGCACACCTGCCGCGCAGTCCCCCGTAGATGCGTATGGCTTGGCTAAGTTAGTCAACCCGCTCAGCGTACCTAAGTTCTTCTCCGGGTTCCGGGACATGGTGATGTTCAAGGCGACCCAGTTCAAGTGGACACCCAAGCCGACCGCAACGAAGACGGTGTTCAGCGTACTGCAGCCAGCGATCCGGTTCACCAAAGACGAGTGCTTGGATCTCCCGGAGATGACTTACGTGGATCGCCACGTAGCACTGACCAAGCAGCAGGAGCAGTACTACAAGCTGCTCAAGAAGAAGATGATCATTGAGGCGGCGGGCGAGGAGATCACGTCGGTCAACGCTGCAGTCAACCTCAACAAGCTACTGCAACTGTCATGCGGGGCGGTCTACTCGGATACGGGGGACACCGTTACGTTCGACATCAAGAACCGATATCACGTGTTGCTTGAAGTCATCGAAGAAGCCGCGAAGAAGGTGCTGATCTTCGTACCGTTCCGCAACTCCATAGAAGTTATCGCACAAAAGCTCACCGACGACGGCTACACAGTCGAGGTAATCAGTGGGGACGTGTCCGCTGCCAAGCGCACCGACATCTTCAAACACTTCCAAGAAACACCAAACCCGCGTATCCTAGTGATTCAGCCCCAAGCTGCAGCGCACGGAGTCACACTGACTGCAGCCGACACGGTGGTGTGGTGGGGGCCGACGAGTTCATTGGAGACCTACGCACAGGCGAACGCACGGGTACACCGGGCAGGGCAACGCCACCCCACAACGGTTGTGCGACTGCAAGGCTCCAACGCCGAACGCCACGTGTACAAGATGTTAGATAACAAAGGAGATGTTCACACACAAATAGTTGACCTTTACAAGAGGCTACTAGACTAGCCCACAAAACGACACTAGAATCCAGATTCCAACAACAGGAGAACGAGATGAACGACGCGGTTGAGAGTACCGAGAGCGAAGCCTCCCCCAAAATTTCCGTGGACCGTATGGTCCGTGCGTATCTCAAGATGCGCACTGCGCGGGATGCCTTGGTCAAGGAGCACGAAGAGAAGCTGTCCTCATTCGATGAGGGCATGAAGACGATCAAGCTGGCCCTGCTGGGCTACTGCAAAGAGAACAACGTCGATAGCGCAAAAATCTCTGGGGTAGGCATGTTCTACCGAGGGGTCAAGAAGCGGTATTGGACAAACGATTGGGAAGCGATGGGTAAGTTCGTGGTTGATCACGAAGTGCCTGAGCTTTTCGAGAAGCGTCTGCACCAGGGGAACATGGAATCCTTCTTGGAGCAGCACCCGGATTTGCTACCACCCGGGCTGAACGTGGATAGCGAGTTCACCATCACTGTGAGGAAAGCCTAATGGCTGAAGATAAATACATTCCGATTGACCATGTTGCAGACCACTTCCAAGTGTCTGTTTCCACCGTGCGTTCGTGGGTGCGGACAAAGATCCTGCCGGATTCCACGTACCTGAAGATCGGTAAGACCTATCGGTTCCAGCTTCAGAAAGTCGAGGATGCCTTGCGGGCGTACAACACCTCCAAGGCCACAAAGCTGACCCCTACCGAAACCCCCAACCCTGACCAAGACCTGTAAGGAGAAACGAAATGAGCGAAATTGCACTGTTCAAGGGTGGCGTCCCCGCATACCTGCGCCAACTGGAAGATGACACCACGAATGCCCTGGCGGGCGGAGAGATGGGCGCACGCCGTATCTCCATCAAGGGTGGTGTGTTCCGGGAAATGATCGGCTCCAAGGAGTACCGCACCTCTGAAGAACGGTCTATGGGTGTGATCATCATCAAGGCCGCACCGAGTGTGCACCGTACGTACTTTGAGGGCACCTACGTTGAGGGGCAAGCAAGCTCCCCGATCTGCTGGTCATCTAACTCCCAGACTCCGGCCCCCGAGGTTCCTGAGACACAGCGCCAAGCTGCCAAGTGCATGGACTGCCCGCAGAACGTCAAGGGTTCTGGTCAGGGTGAGACCCGCGCCTGCCGGTATCAGCAGCGTATCGCCGTGCTGCTGGAGGGTGAAGTCGAGAAGCGTGAGGTGTACCAAGTGGTGCTGCCCCCGACGTCTGTGTTCGGCGACGGCGAGAAGAACAAGCTCCCGCTGCAAGCATACGCACGCCACCTGCGGGCACACGGCACCCCGATTGCTGGGGTGATTACCGAGATGCGGTTCGACACTGCAAGCCCCACGCCGAAGTTGATCTTCAAGCCTGTGCGCCCCATCACGGAAGAAGAACTCGCGGTTGTGCAGGGGATGAAGAACTCCAAGGAAGCGGAAGAGGCGGTCAAGCTGACGGTAAACGTCTCCGCCCCCAAACCTGCTGCTGCGCTGTTTGACACCCCTGAGCCCGCAAAGCCCGCACCCAAGGCAAAGCCGAGCCCGGTGGTGGAGGAAGAGGCAGTGCCCCCGAAGAAGATCGAGACTAAGAAGCCCGCCGCTAGTTCGGCAAGTCTTGAAAGTCTCGTGGACGGTTGGGACGACGAGTAAGTACAGCAGGGTAGCGGGCTAGGTCCGCTACCCGTTACTTGTCTATAACCACAACCATCCTGGGATATGCAGACAAACGAATTCCTATCCGCAGTCCTTGGAGGAGATGGGTACATCTGTGTGTTCGGCGCGAACCCCGAGAAGAAGCGCGTCATCCAGAAGCTGTACTCCACCGTAGACGCTGCAGCAGCGACAGCAGAAGACCTGACGCGTGAAGGCTTTGACGCCTACTTCGGGTTGGCTACGTTCATCAATGACAACTCAAGGAGGGCTGACAACGCCAAGTCCCTGAAATCTTTTTTCCTCGACATTGACTGTGGGGCGCACAAGTCCGAGCACGAGGGGTACCCGGGCGGGCAAGTCGATGGCGTCAACGCACTCAAACAGTTTTGCCGAAACGCACGTCTACCTAAGCCGACCCTGGTGAACTCTGGGCGGGGTGTGCATGTGTACTGGATCTTGGAAGAAGCCATCTCCCCCGACGAGTGGCTGCCCGTAGCCGAAAGCCTCAAGGTGCTGTGCACTGCGAGGGGGTTGAAAGCCGACCCGGCAGTGACGTCCGATATTGCCCGCGTACTGCGGGTTCCAGGGACGCTGAACTTCAAGGACAACCCACCACGGGATGTCGTATTGATAGGGGACATGGCCCCACCAGTTAAGTTCGACGCGTTCAAAGAACTTGTAGGGCAGATACAGAAACGATCCTCACCCGTTGCTTCGGTTGATGACGACATCACCGCGTCGATTCTTGGCAACTACCGTAACGTCTTCAAGACCATCATGCTGAAGACGGAGGCTGGTCGGGGGTGTGCACAACTGAAGTACGTCATTGACCAGCAGGCGTCCATGCAGGAGCCTATGTGGCGTGGCGGGTTGTCTATCGCCAAGTTCTGCGTGGACGTGGATGAGGCGGCGCACACAATTTCCAGCAAGCACCCCAACTACACGCCTCAAGAGACGAGCCATAAGCTCGATCAGATCAAGGGGCCTTACACCTGTGAGACGTTTGAGAAACTGAACCCGGGCTCGCTGTGCAGTGAGTGCCCCAACAAGAACAAGATTAAGAGTCCCATCGTACTTGGCCGCGAGGTGCAGGAAGCGGGGGACGAAGACAACATAGTAGAAGACACACCACAACTTATCCCCACTGCGGGTAAGCAAACCTACGTGATCCCGAAGTACCCGACGCCGTACTTTCGGGGGGTCTACGGAGGTGTATTCAAGCGGACCAAGGACAGAACTGGAGACCCGGTTGAGATCCCGGTGTACCACAACGATCTGTATGTAATCCGCAGGTTGACTGACCCCGAGTTGGGGGAAGCCATCGTCATACGACTGCACTTGCCGAAAGATGGGGTGCGTGAGTTCACCATCCCGCTGGCCTCGGTGCTGTCTAAGGACGAGTTCCGAAAGCACATGGCAATGAATGGTGTTGCCGTAATAAGGATGGAAGAACTTATGAGTTACACAACGGCATGGGTGAACAAGTTACAAGCTGAAGTGGAAGCAGACATCGCTCGCCGCCAGTTTGGTTGGACTAACGATGCCCTGACCACATTCGTGGTCGGTTCGAAGGAGATTCACGCAGATCGGATTGAACCGAACCCACCGTCGAATTCGACGTTGCGGTTGTTCCCAGCACTGCAGTCGAAAGGCACGCTGGAGAACTGGATCAAGATGGCGGAGTTCTACAACCGCCCCGGCCTTGAGATGCACCAGTACGTCCTCGGCTTGAGCTTCGGCAGCCCGCTGCTGGCGTTCTCTGCTGACGGTGCGGCGCTGTTCCACATGCACAGTAAAGACCCGGGCATCGGTAAGACCACTGCTATGCGCGTGGGCAACTCTGTCTGGGGTGAACCCATGGAGATGATGTGTCAGGAGCGAGATACGTTCAACTCAAAGATGAACCGTATGGAGGTGTACAAGAACATCTTCATGAGTGTCGATGAGCTGACCAACATCACGCCGAAAGATGCAAGTGATTTCCTGTATCAACTGACCGGGGGCAAGCAGCGCAACCGGATGAGTGTGGGTGGTAACGTCGAGCGTTATCGTGGTGAGCAGGCGAAGATGAACGTCACCAGCACGGGTAACACGGGACTGATCTCTCGGGTCACCATGTACAAGGCCATGCCGAAAGCAGAGTCTGTACGGGTGCTGGAGTGCCACGCACGGGCGTATGATTTTGGCGATAAAGCCGAGACCGACAACTTCAACCAAGTGCTGTCGGAGAACTACGGGGTGGCGTGCGTTCCGTTCTTGCAGTACTTCATCCGCAACAAGGACGAGGTTCGTGATCTGTTCTTCTCGGTACGGGAGCGCATAGACAAGGCAGCGTTGCTGATGCAGCCCCATCGGTTCTGGTCTGCGCAGGCGGCTTCAGCCATAGGCGGTCTGCTGATCGCCAAACAACTCAAGCTGATCAACTACGATATGGCCGCGTTGTTCAAGTGGGTCACGGTACAGATTGAGGCTAACAAGGTCAACTTCTCTGCGTCAAACGACGACGCCGAAAGCATCCTGACATCGTATCTCGCGGAGAACTACAACAACATCCTGCGTATCAAGAGCACAGACGACGCACGCTTCGGGGATAGTTCTGACGTGTTTGTCGTGCCTGATAGCACGCCACGATTCCAACTTGTGGCGCGGTATGAGTATGACGTGAAGCGACTGTACTTGCTACCCAAGCCGTTCCGTGAGTGGTGCAACAAGCTGCAGATCCCGTTCCACGATGTAGTCACCAATCTGAAGGAGGGCCCGACCCGTGGGATCATCAAGAAGATTCGCCTGGGTAAGGGCACGCGCATGAACCTTCCGCCGACCGACGCGCTGCTACTTGACTGCACGGGCTTTATGTCAGAAGACCGGGAAGAGGAGTTGGCTATCCTGCACGCGAAACAGGTGTGAACACCGAGATCAACCCCGACGGCTTACCCATCTCAATTCAGTGGGATACGTTTGTTATCGGGGCATCGGTGTTCATACCCGCAGTCAACGTGACCCGGCTTATGCGTCAGATGCGAGCGGCGGCTAAGGAGCGGAAGATGAAGTTCCACATCATGGAGCGGGTCGAGGGCGGTAAACTCGGGGCACGGTTCTGGCGGGTTCTGTGATAACATCCCGCTCGGCGGTGCAATGCCGCTAGTTGTCTCGTCTCCTTCTTGCACCCCGGCCCCGCGCCGGGGTCTTTTTTAGTCTTGCTGTTCCGCAGCCGTCTGCAGTAGCTCGTCGCGCAGTGCCTTGCTCAGGACGATGCCGTGGTACATGGTCTGGGTTGTACGCTCATGCTGGGCCATCGACCGCTTGATAGTCTCTTCCAAATTACCCAAGCCAGGGTGCTTGATGTAAAGATCTTGCAGCTTCTCGCGGGCTTCCAGCAGTCCGTCAATGTCCCCCATCCGCCCTGCGGTATACATCTCCCGTAGGTACTTGGTGCGGTTGGTGGTAACAGCTTTGTCGATTCCCTTGAGCATGGAGTTGATCTCTAGCTGCTGGGTGTACTCGGCGGGTGAGAATCCGAAGAACTGAGCGGCTACGTTCCAAGGTCCAATGTCTCCGATGATGGGGTCTCCCCGCAGAGTGGTGGCACCTTCGGTGGCGTAACGCACAGCCTTCATCGGGTTGGACGCGAAGACCGGGACCATCGTCTCCATACCGCGTATGTACTCCCCGTCGTTCACCATCTGTAAACCACGCTGCAGGCGACTAGCGATACCGTAGGCTGGACCCCCGAAAGTTTGTGCAGCCCACTCACCCAAGGTTTCAGAGCCGGAAGACACCGGGCTGGTGCGGAACAGCAGGTTGCTCAACCCGACACGCTCGGCAATACTGAGACCAGTTACTTCGTTTATGAGCCCCTTGTACACAGACTCGCCCGTGTACCCACGCACCACCGCGCCGAAGTCCTCGTCGTCATCTTCCTTGAACATGTTGTAGATCATGGCGACCACACCGAACATCGGCATGCCTTGGAGCCCTGCAAACAGCCCGGTCGTAGCCATGATCCCCGTAAGTTGCTTGAACGCGGCGCGGCGAACAGCGGGGGTCTCCCCTCGTAGCATCTCCTTGGCGGTCTTGAACAACAAGTAGTTCATCAGCACGCCGTACTTCTTGAACATGAACAAGACCTTACCGATTGCGTTTTGTGCAATCGGCGGAGCGGTAGCTGCGGATGAGCCACCGTTGGTCATTTCAGCCAAGTAGATCGCCTCGTGGGCGGCACGTGTTTCTTTCTCCGCTTGCGATAGCGCACGCTCCTCGGCGGTAGCCTTGTTACTGTTCAACCGCTGCAACTCAAGGTCGTATGCAGCCATCAGCGAAACCTCACGGTTCAACCGCTCGGCATGATGGAATGCAAAACCGCTCACCGCGTTGACCCGAGACATAACAGTCTTACGGTCGTCCACTTCCAACGCGTCGTACATCATGGAGCGATTGAACTGCCCCATCTTATTTGCTTCACGTGCCAGTGCAGCGTAGCGCTTCACTTCCTTCGGTACGTCAGGGCTGTCGAAGTCGTAGTTGTCCAAAGAAGGCATGGCACGGCGCTTGTCTTTCTTACCGCCAGCCCCCAGGATTTCTACCTCGCGCCCGAACCCACTAGCCATGAACGTCTTGTACGCCCGGGTGATCGCCTTACCGGCATCCCCATAACCATACTTGCCGCCCAGCATCGGCATGACAATCAGCGGCACCTGCGTCAAGTTCACCATCGCTGACGACACGTTAAAGCCGAGCAGGTAGTTGAAGCCGACGGTGTTGATGAGCTGAGCAGTCCGACTGACAGTCGGGGCCACGGCGAACGAGACGCGCCGCTCCATCTCGGAGAGGTATTCCTTAGCCAGTGCGTTGTCCTCGGCACCACCCTTACCCATCTTGATCGCGTACTCGCGCATGTCCTGCTGCACGTCGTACATACGGGCGGCGTACTTCATGTTCGACAACTGCCGAGACATAGAGAACGTCTTTTCGCGTAGGGCGCGAATCGAATCCTTTTTGAAACCCTCAGTTTCCTTGCGGCGTTGGAAGGACTGCGCAACCGCCGTCTCTGGCAGCGTGGTGAGGTACATGCGCAAGACCGCTTCCATAGCGGTATCGAAACGCGCCTGCTGTTCTTCCGTCGCGCCATTGGGGCGGTTCTTTTCTATGATCTCCAGCACGCCCTTCACGAAAGACGCAGGGGGCGCGTTCTTGTACGACAACTCCCGAATGTTGGAGAACTTCTGGATGAGGGTAGCACCCGCTGCCTCTACTGCCTTTATCGCACGCTCACGCTCACGAGGGGACTCAAACGCTTCTATGTAATCAGTTGTCTGACCTCGGGCGTCTTTGGCAACATAGTACAACCAGTAGTCTCCGTTACGGGTCAGCGGAAAGTACGGATCGATTTCACCCTTCTGCGCCAAGACAGCATGCAACTCATCCTTTATCTTCTTGCGTGTATCTGTGTTGTCTACGGATGAGTCCACCCGCGAATCAAGGGCGCTAAGAAGTTCCCTGTACAACTCTTGGTACGCATCACGCATGTTGATGTACAGTGCCCGCCCACCGGGCAGTGGGTCCAGAAGTTTGTTCAGCCGGTCCCAGGTCTCCAGTGCGTTCACTAGGTCAATCGCAGGGGCTTTTGCAAACTTGTCTTCGTAGAACTTCCTCGGCCTTGTGGGGTCGATCTTTGAGGTGGTGCTGTCGTACACCACCGTATCGAACCGCTCGGTAGCTGTGGGGCCTACTCGACGTGCCCACTCTTCAGCCTTGCGGACTATGCCTTCGATCTTCTGGTTGCGGGCGTTCTCGTCGCCTGCCCGCTCACGCACCAACTCGTTTATGCGGGGGGCTTGAGGCAGGTACTTCTTGGCAGTGTCTACGAACACTTCCAACGGGAGTAACGAGAACCCCATACGCCGTGCGGTACCCCCTGCGGAGGCGAGGAACGCACTTGCAGCATCCGCTGTCTGCTCCCCTGCGACACGCCCAGTAGCGTCGAACATCGCGTTGATCGCACGAGAGACGATGGGTGCCTTGGGGTTCACGGTCGCCGCGTACAGCAGTTCCGCTTCCCGTGTATCCGGTGCAGCAGACAGGATGGACTTGATCGCCCGGTCGGCTACGTCATACGCAGTCTCAATACCGACGGAGGGCTTACCCATGAAGCTGCGGAACATGTTGCGGACGATGTTGACAAACCGCTCCCATGCCGTGATCTCCGCGCCCTTGGGGTTGATGGAGTTCAGCTTCGCCTTGAACTCCTCGTTTGCCCAGGTCTCAGCAACGAACTCGTCCAGACTCGTCGCACCGTACGCCGTATCCAAACTTCCCTTCACGTCGTTGAACAACGTGGTGAGCTGCTTGGTGTAGGGGTTCATCGGATTGGAGAGAACATGCGAAGTAAACGCATGTCCAAGCTCATGGAACAGCACGTGATGGTTCATGCCGAACACGGAGTCCAGCGAGATTGAATTGGTCTTTGGGTCGTAGATACCGGCTACCCGCTTACCCGTGGCGTCAGTCAACTGGTTCACTGCCTGCACAGTGGTGGTCGTGAGGATGCCCAAATACAGCTTGGCGAGATCCGCACTTATCCCGTCGGACTCGGCAGCAAGGAGCCTCAATGCTTGCTTGAGATCACCGTTATACAGCGCATGGCGCACAACGGGGTGCAATGGCGTGGCGAAGTCGCCCGGTGACTCCAACTTCTTCTGCGTCCAGCCAAGATCTCTCCACACCTCGGGCGGTGCTTGACGCTTGGCTTTGGCGTACGCTGCGATCTCCCGGGTCTGGGTAACTGCAGTAACTGCGTCTTCGGCAATCGCCTCAGAGTATTCACGGACTTGGGCTTGCTCGGCCTTGTACCGCTTCATACCCAATTTGGTGGCGGCGCGGCTACGTTGGTGTTCGGCGACGAACTTGGTGTACAGCGCCTTGGCGTCAGGGGACAGCTTTTCCTGTACCCATTGCTGCGCTTGTTTGGCAGCCCTGGTGCCGGTCCCCTGGAACCTTTCTACTTCAATCGATCCTTCACCTTCAGCACGCCGATAATTTGAAGTAGGGTTTACAACGTCGAACGCAATGTCGTACAGGACATCGATCAGATTGGATGACTTGGAGAAATACGTTCTGGCGGCGGAAGCGGCTTCGCTGAGCTTACGCGTGGTAGCGACAACCCCAAGAATGGTCTTGCGATCCCGAGGTGGCAGCTTCTCACCTGCAGTGGGTTGATAGCCCTTGCGATCCAGTTCAGCCCAAGTCTTACGCGCCACCTCCTGCGCAGCACGCTCATCCGGCGTCAGGTCAGCATCTTCCTTGGCAACCTTGGGTTCTTTCTTTTCAGTCTGCGGCGCGGACGTGGGCGGCGGTGGGGGCGCGGGAGTAGCTGCTGCAGCAGCTTCATCGGCCTTGCGCTGTGCTTCCTCTGCACGCTCCAACATTTGTTGGGGTGTAAATTTAGGTGCCGGTGCCGGTGCAACAGGCGCAGCAACAGGCGCAGCAACAGGCGCAGCGGTAGGAGCCGAAAGCACCGATGGGTCGAAGTCAAACCCGGTAAGTTCTTTCCACTGCTTGAGCTTCTGTTCCAGCTCTGCTTCAATGGCTTCGTACTCCACCCGTGCTGGAGACGCCTGCTTACCTTCGCGGGGCCGGAACGGTTCCCGACCGTCCGAGGTCATCAACTCACCCTTGCGCGTACCGATCCTGCGCAGATCTTCGATGAGCGATTCTTTGGTAGGTGGCGCGGCAGGAGCCGTAGGCTCAACGGGTGGCGGTGGTGGCGGAGGCGGAGGCGGAGGTGGAGGCGGCGCAGGTGGGGTAACTTCTACTGCAGGGGGTGCAACTCCCGCTCCCATAACAGGACTTGCAGGAGGTTCTGCACCGCGTACCACTGGAGGTTGTTGAGGTGTGACAACTCCTGCGGGGGGTGCTGCTCCTGGGGGTTGCACAGGTACTGAAACGCCCTCTCCAATACTGGGAGGGGGAGGTTGTCCAACATTCGGTTGTTCCTCTACGGGGCCGGGGGCCCCTTTACGTTTGGCAAGTTCGGCTTGAACTGCCTGTATGAGATCTTGCTTCTGCTGATCTTGGGGCTTAGCCAGTTGGTGCTGCAGGGTAGTTTCCAACAATTGCACAGGCCATGCGTCAAGTGATGGAATACCGAGAGGAGTGGGGGCCTCTGCAGGTGGAGCTGGGGGCGCAGCGGGTACGGGTGGTGTAGGCGCGACAGGTGGAGCGACAGGTGGAACGACAGGTGGAACGACAGGTGGAACGACAGGTGGAACGACAGGCGGCGCGACAGGCGGCGCGACAGGTGGAGCTGGGGGCGCAGGGGGGAGAACGGGTGGGGGTGGCTCAGCGGGAGGTGGAGCCGGGGGTTGCTCTGCTGCGGTACGCTCGTCGAGGATACGTTGTGCCTCAGACTTCTGACGCTGGGCTTCTGCAAACGCACCGGGCGCACCAAACGTAGTACCGCCAATCGCACCTTTCAGGCTTGCGTTGAGGATACGGTCGATGTTCTTCTGGCTAAACGCTTCTCCTGTGGCTCCGGCAGTCTGCTCGGCCAAGATACCAAGAAGTTCCTGTGCACCTTCGGTAGCACCTTCACCAAGTCCAGTCTTCAGAAGTTCTTTTGCTACGCCTACCTTGAGCGTCTGGGGAACAATCGTGGACTGCTGCACCAACTCGTTAGCCACCCGGGCACGTGCGGCGGGGGAGAACTGACTCAACAATCGGGCAGGGATGATGGCGTCCAGCGCAGCTTGCGCGGCACCAAACACCACGGCTATACCGGGGGTGATGTTCCCTGTTTCTTCGTAGATGTTCTGGAACGTGTCTGGCGCGTTCAGTCCAAACGATGCGGTGCCGAGCCCTACGTTGGTCCCGGTTCTGGCTCCACGTGCAGCGACATCAGCACCGTATCTGTCAGTGGCGCGTGCGGCGAGACGCTCGGCATAGATCTTTGCCGCGTCATCAGTCATCCCTCTGGCCGCAGCGGTCTGCGCGGCCTTCTCCGCCGCCATTTTCTCCAGCCCACTAAGCGCAGCACGCCGCCCCACCACCCCACTAGCACCAGCGCCAGTGAGCATAGCGAGCATGTCAGCGCTGAGTTCTCCGACCGTTTCGGCTATGTATCCAGGGGCGTCTCCCACCCCCCGAATGTCACGGAAAGACTTGAAAGCGGTGGGGTACTTGAGTTCGGCTTCCCGGCGCTTGGCTGCAGCCTCTTCAAACTGTTGCTTGACGTACTCGTCGTTTTTACCGACAAGCGACGCCGCCAAGGCAGGGGCTAGATCAGTGATTGCACTCCCTAACCCAGAAGCTGCACGGCCAAAGCCGCCCTTGATGAGCTGACCTAACCCGAGATCCCGGTAGTCAGGACGATACCCATACTTTTGCTCTGCGAGCGAAGCAAGCCGTTGTGCCTGTGCCTGGATCTCTGCATCCGGCATTGAGTCAGGAAACGATACCGGCCCATAGTTGGGTATCTGGACTACCTTCACTGTGAACCCCCCGCGAGATCGCGCAATGCTTGCTCCACCGAGGGTATACCAGATTCACGCCCAATGGACGACATAAGATCACGTCTGTACAACTCTGATGCGCGTTGGATCGCGGCTTCAGCATCCCCCCAACCCACACGAGGATCGTACTTGACACGCTTGTTGGCAATATCGTTCAGCACACGTCTACCATCCTCACTTTGCATCAGGTACTGACGCATCTCCGGAGTCACTGCGCCTGAGAAGAACTTGTTACGCACGTCGTCACGCAGGGCAAGCTCATCACGTGGTGACAGGGGCTTAAGACTGGCTACTCCCTTACCTTGCGCCACTGCCGCACGCATCTTTGCTTGCTGGTCTGCGATGTCGCGCCGTGCCGCAGTAGCTTCCCGACGGGTAGCCGCCTGCTCAGCAACTTGGAACGCTTGTCCAGCCAACTGCGTCTGGTTGTTATCAAACGCCTTGCGCAACTGTTGATATCTATCCATACGGGCTTCGTATGACTTGAAGTCCCCGTTGGCTTCCGCCCGACGTGCATCCTCCACGGCTTGGCGCATTTCTATCATCAGTTTCTGCTGCTCAATCTTCAGCTTGTCATAGGCTGCGTCCTGAGCTTTCATACGGTCTTTATAAGCGAGACCGCCGCGTCCAGCGTTTACCAAGTTTTGCCAAGCCTTACCCCCACGGGCACCAGCAAGTAGGAATTCCTGCAGCCCACGCATTGCGCGGCCCTTCTTATCTTCTTCTCGTGCAGCTTCTTGCTGCTGGAACAACTTCTCAAGCTGTGCGATACCTTGTTCAGCCGCCTGCCCTGCGGGGCCTTTGATACCCGCAGCCTCCAACGCAGCCTTACGCTCAGCAGCTATACCCTCTGCCGTTGGCTTCTCCATATCGAACGTACGGTCAAGCGCAGCTCGTACATCCTTCTCGTACGGGTTTGGCGCTTCTGGAGGAGGCGCAGCCATAGCTGGCGCTTGCGCTGCCGGTCCACCCGGTGCGCTGGGCACCTTCGTAATTTGTACGGGTGGGCGAGCCGGAGCGGCGGGCGCGGCGGCAGCGGGTGCAGCAGGACGTGGAGCTTGCGCAGCGAAGCGACGTTTGATTTCCTCTTCGGGATACCCCATCTGCCGCAGTTCATCGGCAGTGAACCTACCCCGTTTACCCCCAGGCCCAAACGCTTCTACGCGGGGTTCATCTGGAAGTTGTTGGTATTCCGCTTCACCACGCGAGGTATACGGAAGTTGTTGGTATTCCGAACCCTCTACCCCACCAAATTCGGCATTGAATGGCGTCAATCCCCCGGGGGAGAACCCCACCGCTCCGCCGTCGTCGTAGCCCAGAATCCCGCCAGCACGCAGTGGGATGATGTCTGGGTCGAGACTGGTGATACCCGCAGGGGGACGGTTCTGAGCTTGGATCTGCTGCGCGGCTTCCTGCATCGCCCGCTGGTCCTGCATGGCGTCTTGTCGCATAGCCGGAAGCGCGGTATCTCGCACGTCCTGTATATCCGGCTCGTCCATCATGGGTTCTTCCGCTTGGGGCATCATGTCTGAAGCCACTGCACCGGCAATACCCTCGGCTATCGTCCCCCCAGGAGGCGCGGCTGTCGCCTGATTTTTTGACATCAGGTACTTCACCAACCCCATCAGATTCTGCAGGGGCTCAGGAACAGTACCAGACCCCGCCTTCATCGGCTGGCCGGTTTGGATGATTGATTCGATGCCGTTCATACGCCGCCCTTAACCATTAGGGAACAACTTCTTGATCTGATCCGCAAGCCCCATCAGCCCGCCTAACGTACCAGACAACTGCCCAAGCCCGGTAGTAGCTTCAGAGGTGGTGCTGGTGCTGGCGGGTAGCCCTTGGATAAGGCTTTGTTGGAACTGCAACTGCTTGTACGGGTGGAGACGTTCCTCCTCAAACTGAGCCCTATCGGCGGCAATGCCTTCGCCCTCGATATCACGCTGGGTCTTACCAGCACCTGCCATCATGTCAGCCAGAGTCTTGGCTTGGCCTTGCTCGGTGTTGAACTGTCCCATCGCCCGGTCATAGGCGTTGGCATACCCAGTGCCGATGGCTTTGTTCTGCTCTTGCATCAGATTTCGTTCAAGTTCAGCAGACTCAATTGCTTGCCTGCCGCCACCAAACGCACTTGCCCCACCGCCGATGCCGCTAAATTTAGCGCCCAGGTTCTTCCGAGAGATCTCGGACTGCCTGCGCATTTCCTCCAACTGAGGCGTCAGCACAGCGCTCAAGTACGGGTTCATGTACTGAGAGGCAATCCCCCCCGGCCCAGTAGCTGGCCCCCCTGCGGTTGGTAGTTGATACGCCCCTGTGGAGGAGAACGTCTGCCCCAGTTGACCAGGGAAGGACAATCCCTGCAATCCCGAAAACACTTTTGACTGCAGCCCGGATTCACCCGCCGTGAGCGGCCCGGTATAGGCTTGATATGGGGTGTTGGCAAGTGCCTGACCTTTACCCATGTAGTCCGTCACATAGGGACCGATCCAGCTAGACAGATTGGATTCCGTACTGACATCTCCAGCCACACCACCGGCGTCGAACGCAACCGCACCCCCACCAGCGTAACCAGCGATACCACCCGGGGTGAACCTTGCAGGGTTGATCCGCCGCCCTTGCTTTTTGGTACCAGTTCTTGCCCTACGCACTCGGTCCATCATTTGATACAGCACCTTGGCCCCGGCGTCAGAGTTGCCGTTACCGAGATGGGAGACCACGTCCGCAGGAATCACGAACTCCCCATGACTTAGCTTGGCAGGTTGCCGGTTATCGATGGAGCTAGGAATCCTGTCGGCCATACCGTCGGTTTGGCCACGCAGATAACGAGGGGGCATTGCTTTGCCACCACGGGCCATTTCAGCAATACCGCCCTGGGCCATGCCGCCTCCGTCAGTCGCAATGTTGACGGAATCACTCCCGTCGCCCCCTGCAACAGTATCAGCACCACCTCCACCACCTCCACCACCTCCACCACCTGTGGTCGCAGTGGTTACAGGCGCGTAAGTTACATCAGAGAAGTACCGCCGTCCAGCACTTCCAGGGCGACGTGCAGGGGCCCCCGCTGCGGGTGTAGGTTGCGCAAGTTGGGTTCGCGTTGCGGTGAGTTGGGGGATGCCACCCCTATACCCAGGCGGCTTGCTGCTCTTGAACATCCCGGTCAACCCGCCGATTCCAGCCAGTGCAGCGATCTGCCCCGGTGCACCAAACGGCGATGTGCCCGTAAACAATTTACGTACGTCGTTCCACGTAAAGCTGCTGGGGTCCGCATTGGATACGACATCGTTCCAGTACGTGGTCGAACTCTGCAAGTTAGGATCAGTGTAGTTCTTGACCCATTCCCCCGTTACATCGTCCCAACCATAAGTGGGGTTTGCGGGATCTACATTGCTAGACATAACTTACTCCTTGCTTTGGGGCTGTGACCGGCGCTGCAGCAGCCGCATCAGATTCTTGAGCGCTTGCTCTTCAGGGGTTTCTTGTTTGGCAGTCTGCACGGGTGCCGAGTCGCGGCGTGCCCATTCTCGCTGCTTTTCTTCCTGTTGGCGCTTCCACGCCTTGTAAAACGGTGTTTCTAGGTCCGGGGTTGGCACATTTGCCAACATATCCTGCATCTTCTCCCGCGCACCTCTCTGAGGAAGCGACGCCACCCCAGCCAGTAGTGCCGCTGCATCTGCGGGTGAACCCGGCTTGATCGTAGTCGTCGGAGGCAGCGTCGTTGGAGGCGGAGTCGTCGGAGGCAGCGTCGTTGGAGGCGGAGTCGTCGGAGGCGGAGTCGTCGGAGGCGGAGTCGTCGGAGGCAGCGTCGTTGGAGGCGGAGTCGTCGGAGGCGGAGTCGTCGGAGGCGGAGTCGTCGGAGGCAGCGTCGTTGGAGGCAGCGTCGTTGGAGGCAGCGTCGTTGGAGGCAAAGAGAATGTAATTGGGGGCTTAGTTGTAGTTGGAGGCAGCGTCGTTGGAGGTAAAGAGAATGTAATTGGGGGCTTAGTTGTAGTTGGAGGCAGCGTCGTCGGAGGCGGAGTCGTCGGAGGCAGCGTCGTTGGAGGCAGCGTCGTTGGAGGCGGAGTCGTCGGAGGCGGGATCTTTAAGGTGAAGGTATTAGTAGGTGTGAGCGATGGCGTGAGCGATGGCGTGAGCGATGGCGTGAGCGACGGTGTGAGCGACGGTGTGAGCGACGGTGTGAGCGACGGTGTGAGCGACGGTGTGAGCGACGGTGTGAG